ACTGCGGCGAACCTAGCCCCGAAAGCCACTGCCCCGCACACACACCCAAACCGTGGCGACACCGACGACAAGCCAGCGCCACCGCCCGCGGGTACAACGCAGCGTGGCAACGCCTTTCGAAACGCGCCCGCACCTTGGCTCCCCTCTGCGAAGACGCCCACCTAGGCGGATGCCGAGGACAACTCGAAACCGATCACAGCATCCTCGCGTGGGCGAAACATGAACGTGGACAGTCGATTCAGCTACAGGACGTGAGCACCGTCTGTCACTTCCACAACGTTCTTCGCGGCAACTGCCGAGGCGACAACGTCACCCGCACCACCTGAACCACGTGTTTGCTGGCACAGCCTAGTAAGACACGGACACGTCGCACCGACGACGGACCAACCACACCCCCAACCACCGAACCTTTGCTGACAGTGCACCAAATGCACTGTGCTACAGCGTAACTCGTATCAGGTGGGGGATAGGGGCTCCCCAACAGGGCAAAGGACGCGCGCAGCAAGGCGCGGACGGAATCTAATCGCCTAGCCCCGCTAAATACAGTTTGCTAGCCGGTTGTCGAATCACATTGGGATGGACAACATTTCGACCACGGTAAGAACCAAGCGCGGGCCGAAACCGCCACCACTTGAATCGCCGCTGCCATTCGGTGCGCGGCGATGACGAGGTGGAGTCATTCGGCAGGTTCTGCGCTGAGTTCATTCGCGTGGAACGCAATGTTCCTATGGCACTGCGTGATTGGCAGTTGTCCATCGTAGCGATGTTGTGGGGCGACAGCCGTCCGAAGATGGCTGGTCTTGCGATTGGTCGTGGTAACGCGAAAAGCTCTCTTGCTGCGGCTATTTGCTTGTACCGGCTGTTCATGGATGACGACATTCAGGTGGATTTGTTGGCGTTCGATGAACGGCAGGCTGGGGAGATTGGGCGCATTTGCGCGAAGATGATTGGCCGTCATCCTGCGTTGGAGAAGCGGGCGCGGGTGTACGGGGATCACATCACCGTGCGGCAGTCGGTGTTGTATTGGTTGCCTGCGATCCCGGCTGCCATCGAGGGTCGGACGCCTGATTTCACGTGTGTGGATGAAGCGGGCCGGGTGGCGCGTGAAGTCTTTGAGGTGGCGGCGTTCAGTGCGTCGAAAAAGCCTTGGGCGCAACTGTTTTTGCTGGGTACGCCGGGGCCGAAGCCTGACAACGTGCTGGCTGAGTTCCGCGACTACTGCCTGAACCATCCCGAGGACACCAGTCAGCGGTACATGGAGTTCTCTGCGGATCGGTGGCGCGATCATCCGGTGGATTGTGACGACCACGACGGCGCGCCGGGCTGCCTCAGTGCTTCGAACCCCGCGCTCAATTCGTGGTTGACGCGGGACTCGTTGTTGTCGACGTTGCCGCCGAAGATGTCCGAACAGCATTGGCGTCGGGTACGCCTGGTGCAGTTCTGGGCGACGGGTGCCGAGGACCCGTTCGTGGACGCGAACACGTGGGACGCCCTGGCGGTCACGCGCACCATCCCAGACGGAGCCGACGTTGTGGTTGCTCTCGACGGATCGCACAGCCGCGACTGCACTGCGTTGTTGGTCGGCTCCGTGGAACCGAGGCCCCATTTCGACGTGTTGGCGTTGTTCACCCCCGGCCCCGACGAACGTATCGACGTGCTCGCAGTAGAGGACGCCATCCGCGCCGCGTGCCAAAGGTGGAACGTCCGTGAGTTGGTGGCCGATCCGTTCCGGTGGACCCGCACGCTTCAGGTGCTCGCGTCTGAGGGCGTCACCACTCTCGAATACCCGCACAGCCCTGCCAGATTGACCAAGGGCACCACCGAGTTGCACACCGCCATCGTCAACAACGGCCTGACCCATTCAGGGAACCCGGACCTCCGCGCCCACGTCCTGGCGGCGTCGGTGATCGAACACGACGGCGGCCTACGCCTCGGCAAGGCATCCCGTTCCCGCAACGCCCCGAAAATCGACTTGGCCGCTGCGCTCGTCATGTGCGCGAGTAGATGTCTCTGGCTCGCCTCGCGTAAGCCGCAGCGCCGCAGAGTAATTGGATACTGAATTGACTGACATCCTAGCCGACCTCTTGACTGAACTGGACTCCGTTCAAGGCCGCTACATGTACCTGGAACGCTACGCGACGGGCACTCAGCCGCTCGCCTTCATTTCACCCGAGAGCCGTAAGGCGTTGGGCAACCGGCTGTCTCACCTATCAGTGAATGTGTGCGCCTTGGCGGTGTCCAGTCTGGTGGAGCGGCTCCGTGTGTCGGGGTTCTCCGACCCGAACGCGTGGGAGTTGTTCACGTCCGCTCAGCTCGATCAGTTGTCACCCGAGGTGTTCTCCGACGCCCTGACCTACGGCACGGGCTACGTGTTGGTGTGGGGGAGTGACGGCAAGCCGGTGGCGTCGGTGGAATCCCCGTTTCAGTGCGCCGTGTTGCGTGACCCGGCTGACCGTTCAGTCGTCGCGGCACTGAAACGGTTTGAAAGCAAAACCGATTCACACTGCTACGTGTACTTGCCTGACCGGGTAGAGCATTGGGTGGCCCCGCGCACCGGCCCCGCGTTGTCGGGTTACAAGTTGGTGGAGTCCATCGAACACAACCTCGGTGTGGTGCCGTTGGTGCCCTTCGACAATGGGCACTCGGAGTTGGACGACTTGACCGGCCTGGCCGACGCCTACAACAAGCTGGCGTTGGACATGATGACCGCGTCCGAGGCAGCCGGTAAGCCCCGCCGATACATTTCCGGTTTGGAGTTGACGGAGCGGCCCCGCCTGGACGACGACGGCAACCCCGTTCTTGATGGCGACGGCCAACCCATCGTTGACGTGGTCTCCCCAATTGACGACATCAACACCATTCAGACGATGGTGTCGGAGTCACCCGAGACCAAGTTCGGTCAGCTACCGGCCTCCGACCTTGGCGGGTTCAAGGAAGGCGTTCAGGTCGTCCTGTCGGCCATCATGGCGGTCTCTGCGCTGCCTAGCCACTACTTGGGCATCCTCACCGCGCAACCAAGTTCAGCGGACGCCCTGCGGGCTTCTGAGGCCGCGTTGACGGCCCGTGCTGAGGCTCGACAACTGACCTTTGGCCGTGCCGTCGAACAAGTGGGCCGGTTGTTGATCGCGGTGGACACCGGACTTGATCCTGCCGACATTCCTCTGAGGGTGTCGTGGGCACCGGCTGACACGCGCTCCGAAGCTCAACTCAGCGACTCTGTGACCAAGTTGGTTCAGGCCAACATTCTTCCGGTCACCTATGCGTTGCGGAAGCTCGGCTATAGCGACGACGAGATCGCGCTGATTCGTTCGGCGAAGCGTGCCGAAGTTCTCGACGGCATCGGGATCAACACCACGTTGAACGCGGGCGCGGATGACGCTCAGTGATGACTTTCAGCACGCGCTAGAGGTACTTGCCGACGACACCGCGAAGGCCGCCCGCAAGATCGTCAACAGACGCAACGTCACCAAGGCCGACCGCGCTGTGAGGTTGGCCGCGCTGCTGAATCGGGCCAACGCCACGGCGACCGGGTTGGGTGAGGCGTTCACCAACCGACAGTTGGAAGCGTTGACGGGCAGGCCGGTGACGGCCAAGGGTCTGCTTCCCACCGACGACTCCGAACGATTGTTGAAGGCCGCGGAGACGGTGATGGAGGACCGCGACCCGGTGGAGCGAGTGGAACGCCTCGCAAGGTCTGAACCCATCGGCAAGGCGCAGACCGCCGTCACCGACGCGATGGAGGGCCGCAAGGGCAGCCGCGGGAAGTTCTTCGGTTGGGTGCGCCAGTTGAACGCGGGGGCGTGCGAGGTGTGCCGCCGCTGGGAACGCGGTGGCCGGGTCTGGCCCGCCGATCACTGGATGCCCAGACACCCCAATTGCGTTTGTGTGCAACGCATCATCCAAACCACCACACCACCCAAACCGGTTAGGAAACGGAAGAAATGACCGAAGAAACACCGCTAGAAGCCACGGAGAGCGACGAACTGCCCGTAGGTGAGGTGACCACCCCCGACGAGACTGCCGACGATGGCAGCGACGACGTCATTTCGTTGGAGGCCGCCCGTAAGTTGCGCAGCGAGAACAAGTCACTGCGGGACCGCGCGAAGGATGCCGAGGCACGCGCCGAGGGCTACGCCCAACGCTTGCACGCGGAGTTGGTGAATGCCACTGGGAGACTGGTCAACCCGGACGAATTGCCGTTCACCGAGGACCACCTCACCGACCCCGACGCGCTGGAAGCCGGGATCGACGCGCTGCTGTTGGGTAAGCCGTACTTGGCGAACAAGAGTCCACGCGGAGACATCGGCATGGGTCGCAGTACGGAAGCTACTGGACCGCAGGACTTCTCGGCACTGTTCCGGTGATAGACTGGTAG